TTGTAAGTGAATTTTCAATATACCATTTACCACCTGGTCCTTGAAAGCCGTGAGAAAATATACGAACCCAAGGTAACTCTTCACCTTTTGGTTCTGGTAAAAATCGAATAACTGCATAGCCGTTACCAGCTTTATCAACAGATGGTTTCCAAAAACGATTGTCTTCAGAACTGCCTTCTGCTGGTGCATTTATTTTTGTTGTTTCGGTAACTAACTTGCTCAAAGAACTTGAGCGAGATTTTTTAAGTGAGGCGAAAGATGTTGCCATTAGTGTATCTCCTGTATATATGTGTATTTAATTTGTCCACTCGAATCATAATATAATGTATCTAATATAACATAACAAACTAGTATATGTCAAGTCCCTAATTTAAATTTATCTTTAGGGCGATTGTAACTATAATTATGCACTGAAGCATTTATGTTTGCTTGATGCGACATATAGTCTCCGTATTTAGTTCTCCATTCTAACTCACTTTCTAAATTCTTAATTCGATCTTTCATTGTCTCAACTTGCTCACGTAACTCTCTGAGTTCACCTACGTATTTTTCTACTTCATGATTCATTGAAAATCTCCAATATAGTTTGTTTGCATTTAGTTTCGTCTACACTGACATAACTATAAAAGAATGGAGTATATTTTTTAAGTATAAAAAGGAAATCGTTAAGCATAGTGTTTTCTTCTCTACTCCAAACACCACTATAGTTAATCAATTTGTTTAATACTACTAGAGTATTTATGTTAATCTTCTCTCTCAAGTATAGTTTGAATGCAAAAGGGTGTGCTTCACCATCTGCACCAATTATAAAAAGAGAATCGAATTGTGAATGATATTCTTTAAGAGTCTGCATATCTTCTTTGAATTGATAATTAAATGACTCTATATTCTTTTGCCATTTCTTATGATTCATCATCGCACGTCCTTGTGATGTACCAAATATATAATCTTCTTCGTTTACAAAGTTGGAAACAAGGTATTGAACAAACTTCTCCTTATCGTAGATACGTGCCATTTTCTCAAATTGATAATGATCTCTACGAGTACGAAACTTATCTTCGTTCACTTTCATCTTACCATTATATTTGAAGTAATCATAATCAGTTTTAAAATGATTACGAACTGCTAGATAAGATGCATATGCTTCAAGTCCATTCATATGGGTAGTTTAGAACCTTTCGGTGTAGATAGAAAATTTAAGTCTATTGCTTCTGCTTCAATCTTTGCTTTTATAATACTATTTAAAAGCTTGGCGGCAACTTCTACTTCCATTTCGTTCTTCTCACAATACCACACAATAGCGTCCATATATGGTATTCTTTTATCAATAACAACTTCTTCAATAATCTTAGAGAACTTACTCACGTTCAAAATTTCAAGCGACATTTACTTTTCCCATCTATAAAAAATATGTTTTTCAATTCTTGTTGTTCTAGTTTTAGTTCTAGCCCATGCAGGCTTTACATACGTTGCATGATAATGTGTAGCACCTTCTGTTACATCTAGATTTATTTTATTGTAATAAACTAGAAATGCAACATCTTGTGCTTTCTTCCATGCTTTCTCGTTCTTAGGCATGTCATCTTTGCCATCGCAGTACCAACTAAATTGACAACGATGTCGGACTGGATATTGTTTATTTGGATCTTCCCAAGAAGGACGATGAGGTCCTTGCTTAACTACTTCACAAACGGAATTAGGATATCTACTATCCTCAACACGGTTCATGACTACCTGTGCAGTAGCAATCTGTCCTATCATTGATTGATTCTTTGCCTCATGATAAGTATTGAGTGCTAAACACATGAATGCTGTTTCTAATATCATACTTACACCTTATATTATTAGTGATTGATTGTCAAGTCTATTTTTTAAACTTGTCGTTCATAGATTCCAGTACACTATCAATATTGGGTTCTTGTCCGTTAGGATCATATTTACATTGGTATTCATTGGGGCATTGTCCTTCTACTACCAATGTGTAAGTATCGTTAGCACCTTTATAGAGACAAACTTGATCACCATTCTTAGCAGTTCTTCTCTTATATCTTCTGCATGTGATATACTTGGGATCTTCACGTTTGCCTAATCTCTTCTCTTGCTCCCATGTCCAGTCACTAAACTTCTTCATGTAACATGTGAAGCACTGTATTATGTTAGGCGTTTTATTCTCATTATTAAATCTATCACCCCAAGCATAATTTGGAATGAGAAATGCTAACAATAAAATTATTTTGATTGAAAGTATTAACGAAAGCCTGCGAATAGATGACTTGTATTGAAAACGAACCATGCGAACCAACCTAACATTACAACTATAGCTCCAATACCTATAGTGCAAATTATTATATTAACTATTTTTTCTCTTTGCTTCTCTCTAGCATAAATCATCTCTTGACGTTCTTTACGAATCTTACCTTGCATTCGAATCAGTTCGTCCCATGCAGATGCTCCGTGTGTAAACATTATATATTGCTTGAGTTCATATTCCATTTCCTCTGCCTTTTTCTTGGCGGCGAAGGCGTTCATTGCTTCTTCTTCTATCGATGAACCATTAAATACTTTTTTATAGAATGGCGGATTCTTTGCATTTTTCTCTGCTTGATTAACATCAGAGATAGCACCCATCCACCTACCAATATCACCATACATAGACTCGACATCTTTACCGAGTTGTATACCTTTCTTGATTGCTGAGAATGCAGTGCCTGCTACAGCCATTGCTGATACTGGATCTATCATTACTTTACCTTGACTAATTAAAACGATTATAATGAAACAATCTTAAATGTCACGATAAGTAATAATATAATACAACCTAGTAGTATTTATAATAAAAAAAGAGCATCAGTGGTAACTGACACTCTTTTGATATTTAGTGTGGGAGGGACTAGCTTATACCCTCAACTAACACAACAAGATAAGCATATCTTTTTTAGTGTTAGAACTTACTTCCGTCATGTGGTGTTGACGATGTGATCTTGTCAAACTAGCCCTTATTTCTAAGTATTCATTTTTCAAAACCTGGGTACCACCCCTAAGTAATCAAGTTCACTCCTCTTGTCGGTAGAGTTCTTCCTTGCACCACGTTTACTCCCGTCAGAGTAAATCTTGGAGCGAATGAGAGGATTCGAACCTCTGTCCTCTGGTTGGTAACCAGATATAATGCCATTATACTACACTCGCAAATTCTGTGAGAGTGTTTCTGTTCCCAAGTACACTCTCTAAACTCGGTGCGATTAAGCCGCTAGGGCGTAATCCACAGGTGCAATGTCATCGTTTGCATTTAGTTTAATGTTCTCCACTAACCTACTACCTACCTGTCGATCCTATTTCGCCCCCATCAAGAACACTTGTTGATACGCCACTATCAAAAAACTCTAAAGTATCTTACTACTCTTGTCTTCGCATGAAGCTACAAAGGCGTAGTACTGAGCAAGCATTCTTGGTGGAGGCGATGGGTACCGCCCCCATGTCCAGTCTAGTTTCATTTAGTCTCAACGAACTCTTTATTTATAGCATATTGATTCGTGATTCGTCAAGCCTTTTTTTTATTTTTGTGGAGTAAATATTTCCATTCCCCAACCATTACCTATAATACATGCCCAATCAGGACTTATAAACTCTACCAAACTCCATGTTCCAGTGTCTTTGTTTAAACCAAATGCTATTGTAGTCTTCATCAATTCACCATTCTCACGTACTGAAACATTACTCCAAGTCATAATAGGTTGTTCTTTCCATTCTTTCGTAAGTGTGTGTACAATAAAATCTGGATGCTGACATACAACAGGCTTCATTGCATTTGCTACCTCGTCTTTGTCAAACATCTTATGTAACTTGTCTAAGTCGGGTTCATGTTCTCCCCATGACATACTACCACAACTTACATAAAATAAAAACACCAATAAACTAAGATATCTTATCATAATACTCTCCGTATAACTTTATCTTTTTTTGTGTAGATAGTATCCAGTTATCTCTCTTTTCTATAAATACTTGAGGACTCTCACCATCTACTGCTATAACTATTACAACTTGATCGATTGGTGTTTTTGTTCGCTCTTCATACATAACACAATAGGCAGAACCTTGTTGAAAATAATTCGTAATATATTCTTTCTTTTTAAGTTTTCTGGAAGTCTTAAAGTCGATGACGGAAAGCCTATTATTCCAGTCAGCGATACAGTCTACCCGTCCAGCGACTTTTAAATAGTCTGAGTACAGAGTAGCTTCTTGAACTCTAACATTATTTATATTTTCGGAGAGTATGCCTTTTATACTATTGAAAGTTTCTTTGTCAGATGGCATGAACTTCTTTTCATCAAGTTCATTGTTGATAAAGTCTTCGCACATCTGATGTACTTTAGTACCTCGGCGTGATGCTTGAGTGGAGACTTTGTTAGCTTCTTTTTCACCAACTCTTTGTCTCCACTCGTAAATAGCTTTCTTATTGAAATGTCCTAATACTGTTGTGATAGATGGATACTTCTCACCACTAGGTGTAACATAGTATCTTTTACCATCTATTGTTTCTGTATTGATTTCAGGTATGTCAATTCCTAGATGAGTAAATGTCAACTCAGTCCAAGATCGAGTTTTGAAATAATATATTCTTTCACCAAATCACTCCTTACGATATCATGTTTATCAAATTCTATAAAATCAAATGACTTCATTCTTTTAATTACTTTCATAAATTCTAATACGCCGTCACGTTCATCTTTAAATCTAAAATCACTTTGTCTAAAATCACCACAAAATACTATTTTACAATTATCACCTAATCGTGTGATTATACTATCTAACTCGTGGTATGTCATGTTCTGACATTCATCTACTATAACAACTGCATCGTTTATTGTCAAGCCTCGTATAAATGATGTTGTTGTAAAGTGTACTTGATCACGTCCTTTAAGTATCTCATAAGCATCACCTCGCTCAAACAGTTCAGTAAAGATTGCATAGTAAGGTGCTTCATACACTTTTGATTTTTCTCTTTGATTGCCAGGAAGAAATCCCATGTCTCTTGTTGGTACTACACTTCTTATAATGTGTAAACTACGTGTGTCGTTATAATTACTCAATACTTCTTGTGTTGCTAGATACATTGCGATAAATGTTTTACCTGTTCCTGCTACACCATGACACATTATATTCTTACCACTATAATATGAATTAAATACTCTCTCTTGTGTTTTCGTCATGGGTTCTACTTCTTTTATTCTTAAACCCGTATTTACTCTTTTAAGTTTTCTCTTTTGTTTATTCGTTAATTGTACAATGTTATCTTGAAAAAATGAGAGATTGTTGGACATGGATACTCCTTGTTAATCGTTTGCTGACAATGGCTTCTCCTTTATGTTTGAATACGTACCCTTTCTTACACCGTGTCTTTCTAGTGTAGACATAGCTTTAGCATGTTTGGTAGTTCTACCACCAA